GTATATTGCCCATACATTCCAGTATTGGTACAACGTACAATCGGACCTAATGACTTCAGCCCACGTGTTGGTTTAATGACCCGTTATGGCGTCATTGATCATATCTTCGGTTCTGCATTATACTACCACTTAATCATTGTAACAGGTCTACACGTTTCGTTTACACCTGGTACACAAAGCGTATTCCTCTAAGAGGTATAAGCTTAGTAATAAGTGTTATTCAAAGAACCCGCCTAGCAATAGGCGGGTTTCTTATTGCTTATTGGTTAAGATATGATAAGATAACTGAATGAGAGAAACTACCATTGTTATACCAGCATACAAACCAACAAGCTTATTAAAGAAATGTGTAGATTCTATTATAGCTAATACAGATTTAAATAAAACAGAGGTATTGGTAGTTTGTAATGGTAGTGATAAAGAAAGTGCTCAGTATCTATTAAGCAATCCATATATAAGATTTGCTTGGTATGCTGAACCACTAGGATTTACAATTGCCGCTAATATTGGACTAAAAATGGTCAGAACACCTTATGTTGTATTATTAAACACAGATGTTGAGGTATTACCATTTGCACCCAGAGACTCTTGGATTGATAGATTAATACAGCCCTTTAAAGATAATCCTAAAATAGCAGTTACTGGTCCTGCAGATATGTATGCAAGAAATAGATTGTATCTACCATTCTTCTGCGTTGGATTAAGAAAAGATCTATTAGAGAAATTTAACTATCTAGATGAAATCTTTAGTCCAGGTTATGGAGAAGATGTAGATTTCTGTTTTAAAGTAGTAGATGCAGGGTATGAATTAGATCTAATAGCTAAAAACAAAACAGATGAATCTATACAAAAGTATATTTCAGATTATCCTGTATTCCATCAAGGTCAAGGATCTTTTGAAGAGTCTGGTATTATGTTAGCCCAAAGAGGGCATCAGATAATACATGAAAGATATTTTAAAGATAAATCTTAATGGCAATTCCATTTACGTAAAGCTAATGCCTTACGAGTTGGTTGTCCATTAGGTTTCTTCATTGGTCCAGGTTGACCCTTTGTGCGAGCGCAAAAACTCTTTCTACGCTTCCAAGCTTTGCTACCACGTTTAAGTTTGCTAGGGGGTGTGGTTACAGCCATAGATAAATGACTGCCAGGATGAGATCTACGATAGCTAGCAATTCCTTTTCTATTTAAGCCACCTTTAGGGTCTTTACCGGCTTTGGTTTGCCAAACAGGTGTTTTTTCTTCAATAGGAAAAGATTCAGTGAATTCTTTTAATAAGGTATTATATTTTTCTTCAAATCGCTTTAGCATATATATTATTTAGGTTTTTGAGTAAATATTATTAGATGAGTAAAAAGAAACGTTTGTTAAAACAAAAGCAGTCTCAACCTCACAACAATAACATACCTGCAACTAAAGATAAAAGCTTAATAGTTCATCAGGCCGAAAAATTAGAAAGACCTTTGCAGATACGACAAAGGTCTGATTTGACACAAAAACAAAAAGAATTTCTTAAATTAGCATTAGATAATAATACAAAAATCATATTTTTATCTGGCCCAGCTGGTAGTAGTAAAAGCTTTTTAGCTACTTTAGCGGTCTTAGAATTATTAAATCTTAAAAAGATTAGCGATTTAATCTATATTCGTAGTATTGTAGAAAGCTCTGATAATAAAATGGGTTACCTACCAGGAGATGCAAATGATAAGCTTTCTCCTTATTTGGAGCCATTAATGGAAAAGCTTGATGAATTACTCTGTAAATCAGATATTAATATGCTTACTAAAGAGAATCGTATTGATGGTAAACCTACTGGTTTCCTTCGAGGCCTTTCTTGGAATGCTAAAGGTATTATTATGGATGAAGCACAGAATTCTACAGCAAAAGAAATTACAACTCTTTTAACTAGAGTGGGCTACTTCAGTAAATTGTTTATTTGTGGTGATCCTCGTCAATCTGATATTAATGGTAAATCTGGCTTTGAAACCATGTGCAAAGTATTTGATGATGCTGAAAGCAAAGAACAAGGCATTCATGTATTTTATCTTTCAGAAGAAGACATTGTTCGTAGTGAAATTGTAAAATTTATTGTAAAAAAACTTAACTTATATAACTCAGTCAAATAGAACAAAAAAGAAATATTTTTTTTCTTCTGGAAAAAATAGTAAACCCATTTACTATACGTAAATAATATTCCTTACAGATTATTTTATTCAATTTATGATATTTGACGAACAAATTTCCCGCAAACCTAATCACTATCCTTGGACTGAAGAGTTTATAGATTCTATGCATAATGGATTCTGGACTCATAAAGAATTTAGTTTTAAATCAGATGTTCAACAATTTAAGGTTAAACTTACAGATCAAGAAAGAGAAATTATAATTCGTTGCTTATCAGCTATTGGCCAAATTGAAGTAGCGGTAAAAACTTTTTGGGCTAAGCTTGGAGAAAATCTACCACACCCATCTTTACAAGATCTTGGTTATGTAATGGCTAACACAGAAGTAATTCATAATAATGCTTATGAAAGACTTCTTACAGTTCTTGGTCTTGAAGATGTATTTGAAGAAAATCTTAAATTAGAATGGATACAAGGGCGAGTAAAATATCTTAAAAAATATACACACCGCTATTATAAGGATTCAAAGAAACAATATCTTTATTCTATTATTCTTTTTACTCTTTTTGTTGAGAATGTCTCATTGATGAGTCAATTTTATATTATTAATTGGTTTGCCCGTAATAAAAATCTTCTTAAAGATACTGATCAACAAGTCAAATATACTCGTAATGAAGAACACATTCATGCTCTAGTTGGTATGAAAATAATTAATACTATTAGAGAAGAATATCCAGAACTCTTTGATAAAGAGCTTGAAGAGAAAATTCTAGCAGAAGCTAAAGAAGCTTATGAAAGTGAGGCTAAGATTATTGATTGGATGGTTAATGGTCTTCAAGAAGAAGGATTGTCTGCAGCTTTACTTAAAGAATTTGTTAAAGATCGTATCAATGAATCATTAAAAGGTATTGGCTTTTCAGAAGTATATGAAACAGATGATAAAGTAATTAAAATCTCTTCCTGGTTTAATGAAGAATTACTTGGTAATAATATGACCGACTTCTTCCATTCTCGTCCGGTAGAATATTCTAAAAAGTCACAAAGCTTTTCAGAAGACGATTTATTTTAATAAAAGTATAGTATAATATATAAAAATGAGTAACAAGAACATTTACTGGTTAAATAGTGATTCACGCAAATTCCTTGAACGAGGTTATCTCTTAGATGGAGAGACAGCTGAAAAACGTATAAGAGATATAGCAGAAACAGCTGAAGATTATCTTAAGCTAAAAGGCTTTGCAGATAAATTTGAAGAATATATGCATCAAGGTTTTTATTCCTTGGCTTCACCTATTTGGTCAAATTTTGGTCGTAAACGTGGTTTACCTATATCTTGTTTTGGTTCATATGTTGATGATGATATGGATGCTATCTTATATAAGATTTCAGAAATAGGAACCATGTCAAAAGCTGGTGGTGGTACCTCTGCTTATTTTGGTAAGATACGTCATCGCGGTGCACCTATCTCATCTGGTGGAGAATCCACAGGTGTGCATCATCAATTGGTAGTATTTGAATCCTTAACAGATTATATATCTCAAGGCAATGTGCGTCGAGGTTCATTTGCAGCATATCTACCAATTGATCACAAAGATATTGAAGAATTCCTAAAGATCAGAAGTGAAGGTGATGATATTCAAAATCTTTCTATTGGTGTTTGTGTTACTGATGAATGGTTGAAGTCTATGATTGAGGGAGATAAGGAAAAACGTCGTATTTGGGGTTTAGTAATTAAAAAGCGCTTTGAATCTGGTTATCCTTATATTTTCTTTACGGATAATGCCAACAATCAAGCACCACAAGTATATAAAGACAAGAAGCTTAAAATCAATCAAAGTAATCTTTGCACAGAGATTATGTTATCAAATGACAATGAAGAATCATTTGTTTGTGATTTATCTTCTCTTAACTTTGAGCAATGGGATAATTGGAAGAATACTGATGCAGTAGAAACCCTTGTTTATTTTCTTGATGCAGTAATGACAGAATTCATTAATAAGACTGAGAAAATGAAGTTTATGGTGCATCCAAGAAATTTTGCTATTAATCAAAGAGCTCTTGGTATTGGTGCTCTTGGTTGGCATACATATCTTCAATCTAAGATGATTGGATTTGAGACAATGGAAGCAAAACTACTTAACACTCAAATATGGAGTTTTGTTCGTAAGAAAGCAGATGCTGCTACAGCACAAATGGCTGTAGAGTATGGTGAACCACCTTTACTCAAAGGTTATGGTCGTCGTAATGTAACCACATTAGCTGTTGCACCTACTACTTCTAGTTCATTTATTCTTGGTCAAGCTTCACCTTCAGTAGAGCCTCTTAACTCTAATTACTTTGTAAAAGATTTAGCTAAAGGTAAATTTACTTATAAGAATCCTTACCTCGAAGCTTTACTTGAAACAAAGAAAAAGAATACAGAAGGAGTTTGGAAATCTATTCTTGTAAAGGGTGGTTCTGTGCAACATCTTGAATTTCTTACATCAGAAGAAAAAGAAGTGTTTAAGACCTTTGGTGAAATCAGTCAAAAAGAAATAGTGATTCAAGCAGCAGCTCGTCAAAAATATATTGATCAAGGTCAATCATTAAATCTAATGATCCCACCTAATACTAAGCCAAAGGATGTCAATGAGCTGATAGTATTTGCTTGGGAGAACGGTATTAAGAGTCTTTATTATCAACGTTCTGCAAACCCAGCTCAAGAGCTGGCTCGTTCAATATTAACCTGTTCAAGTTGTGAATCATAATGGGTCTTGAGTTAGATAACACCCATTGTGTCTGCAACAATATTTCTTACAAAGAAATTATACATTTAGTTGATAAGCATGAAGATATAAAATCTATTAAAGATTTGCAACAATATTGTAATTGTGCAGATAGATGTAGTTATTGTGAATCTGATATTCAAAAAATTATTGATTTTTTTAGATCTAAATAACAATTTGTGACAGTATGATTCTTTCGTATTGTCACTTAATTTTTTATTGTAAATATTAATATGAAAAAATACTTTGTATTAATATTGGCATCCTTATTATTTACAGGATGTGTTGGGTTACCTAAATTTGGTTTCAAATTAAACCCAGACAAAGTTGATACTACTACATCAGCAGCTGC